GCGACGAAATTATAAGCCTGTTTATTGAGCGGAGTAAACTGCAACCAAGCCGATTCATTTACACTTCCTCTGAACATTCCGCCGTTTTTGCTTATGCCGATATCATAAACAATCACATCCGATTTGTTTGAGAAAGGCATATTGAGCAAAGCTATTGTAGATGTTCCGCCTAAAGTTGTTGCGTTCATAATGACGGTGACATTTACAATAACGATATCACCAATTTTTTCATAAAGGCAAGTTGCAGATTTTATTTTATCTGCAACGGTTGAGTACGGAGTAAGAGTAGCTGTGCCGAGTTCGATATTTGACGAATCGTATTTATTTGAAAGAAGTGAATCGACCTCTGACGCAGAGTAAGACTTAGTCGGTGTGTTGCCGGATTTAGCGGTTGGTACATACAGTAAGCGACCGCCGGCACCCCGACTACGATCACCGACTGTGCCATTGCAAATCAGAGAGAAACTGCCTGCACGGTCGCCACTACGACAATTGCCCCCCTGTTGGATAATACGGTAACCGTTCAAATTTGGTGCAATATAGACGATATCACCAACAGGCAACGCACTTGTTCCGCCGATTTCTGACGGCATAAACAGCCAATCATACTTTTCCGAGCCGTAGCCCATAGCTTTGATATAGCCATTTGCATTTGAAAGTGTAAATCCAACAGGCTCATAGTTATCAGAGTGTTTTGATTCATTGAATGTGAAATTATTTGCAATATAGGGTTGACCACCACCCATTGAACCATCGCCCCAAATATTGATGCCCTGAATGTGTTTAGAGCTATTACCCCAAGGATTTTCAATGCCACGATAAGACACAGAAACTTTTCCGCTTTCTGTATAAGCTGTTTGAGTTCCTCCGATTTCATTAATGGTTTTTACTGCCTGACCTGTTGCATTTCCGAGGTCAGCGGTTGAGCCTGTCAAACTTGAACAGTTATATGCCGTGCTACCCGTGATGCTAACAACACCTTGTCCGATGCCTGTCTGCATGTTCATCATTGCAAGTTCAATCATCATCAGAAGTTGATTCGCACTTATTGCCTCAATTGTCTCGAGATGCCAGCCTGCACCTCTGTTCTGTGCCATTGTTTCGAGATTCGCCTTAGTTCCGATTCCTTTTCTTAAGCCACTAATAGGCTTTTTACCTGCAACTGAACAAAGCAAATCACCGTCCTCATAAACGATAGACTCATCAATATTATCGTTGACATAAGCTTTAGTAGAGACATCAAACATACTGCCTTCATCAGCCGAAAAAAGTATGTAGTCAATCTCGTTACCGTTTTCGTCATAGAATGCTGGATGCAGTTTGAACCCTGTTTTTGGCTTTGAGCTTACATAGTAGTTCGCTTTTCTCAGATGATAGCCAATTCCTGAATCGGTGTTTTTTTCCAATTTGAGTGGAACGACTTTATAATAAAATGCTGGCTGAAAAACCATTACCTGACCGTTCGAGCCGTCTTCCGTATAGCCTTCGTCGCCGTAATATGCTGTGATAGTGCCGTCGTCCAAAACATTACATCTTCTTCTGCCGCCGTACATTGTAAATTTATTAAAGTCTGAACCTTGCGACAGTCCGACTGCTCCTGCAAGCCGAGTGAATGTCTTGTTCTCATAATCGACACAAAGTCCAACTATATCTTCATCGGTATAGCCAACGAATGCCTTAACATCGTCAACATCTACCTTGTCAGCTTTGTTTCCGAAAAGTTCGTCCGTTTCTGCTGATGAGTAGAGTTCATTTGCATCGTAATAGAAATCGTTGAGATATTTAATGCTTGGATAATTAACTCTGCTGTCTGTGATGTCAGTTTTTGAGCTAACCTTGTTTGCGTTGTCCTCTTTCGCTTTAAGAGCATTGGCTACATCTGTTGCGTTTGCCTTACCTGCAAGAGATGTTTCTGCCGACTGCATTCGAGCCGACAACTGACTGACTGTGCTTTTTTCGGCTTTGTTGGTTACAGCAGAATCAATCCCGTTAAGCCTTGCGTTGAGGCTGTCATATTTGCCCCTTGCTGTGGCAACCTCTCTACAGATTTCAGCGGTCGTGCCAACGCTGTCTTTATTGATCATGCTCTTGTCAAGAAGACTTGGAGTCACTTTAACTTTTAAAGCAAGCGGTGTATTCAACACCTGCGTTTCGCCGTTTGCAATCTTAATTTCGATTGCCAAGAAGCCCGATGTAGAGTTAAAGTTTTCTAACGGCACGGTAATCACATCTGCTGTGCTGTTCAGGGTGCAAGCGACTGAATCCGAAATTAAATATCCGTCAGTCGCAAAAGTCGCTGTCGCTGTGCAACCTGTAAATGTAAGCTTATTTCCACTTGCCGTCAATGTTACATCGAGATAGCGAACCGCTTTGTCATTTACATTTGCAATTGCAACAACATTTGGTGCGTTGCGGTCATTTACATCAATTGTAATTGATTTATGTTTCATACTAATTGCCATTATTTCTTAAACCTCCTTTGGATTTTCAGCAAATCAGACATCGACATACTTAAGTCGCCGATTGTAATTTCTTTGTATTTTTGGGATACGCTATCGTAGACCGTTTTTGAAATTCTTCGGCTAAGATTCGTGCCGTCCGGCATTACAACCGTCACTTCATCATAAAGTTTGATTGCGTGCATTTTGGTGAGCTCGTTTTCAAGAGTTACCCTTATACTCAGGGTTTCCGATGTTTGTTCCGTCGAATAGTTATAATCAGCAACTGCATTACGCAAAGCATCTCTGACTTCTTCGTAGTTTTCGCCGGTGCTGGGATTTAAAGCGTATTTTTTGATTTTGTTTGTGCAATCATACAAATATGTGTTTTTAATGCTCCGTTTTAAACCTGTTTCATACGGTTCAAAACTTGAAACAACAACCTCGTCCTTGTCTGTCGTGCTACATCTCGCATACGGCATGACATGGGTGTAGTAGCTTCCAATTTCGGCGGTCTGCTTGTAGTCTGACACATTCGCTCCGAAAGCTATGCGATAACCGCTTTTCGTTCCTGCTACACTGCTTTTATCGAAACAGACATCAAAATTATTGAAATATAGAAAACCGTCAAACTGGCGAATTAGTCCTTCGTCGTCATTTTTAAAAATTTCTTCAAATTTTTCGCCCTGTGAATATCCTAAAGAAATTCTTTTTTTAGCGGTAATTGACGAAGTAAAATTAAACCACTTGTACGGAGCTTCAGTGAACCACATATGTAAAGGCTTCGCACTCTGGCTATAATCTCGCATAAAATGGTCAATCAGCTCTTTCGGTGTGCCATACATCGAACCGTCCATTGCACGAGGAATTGTTCCATTCTGAAAGAACATTCTTGACACATGTTCGCCCGATACGGTCAAATCACCGTTTTTATCGACCTCTATTTTGGTTACATAAAAGTACTGTGGCTCGGACACATTATTTACTTTTGCTTTAATATATGAGGTTATTTTAATTTTTGAAACAAGCTTATCTGTGCTTTTAATCTTTGCACTAAAGCTATAAGTGCCGTTTTCTTCCATTGTGGTCAAAAACTCGGTGCATTCATTCAAGAATCCAAAGCCGTTTGATTCCAACAAGGCGGTTGGATTCTTATAATAATCCGCTGTTTCGTATAAAATCGGTTGCATTTCTCATAGTCTCCTCCAGTTCGGTTTTATTTCAACATCAGTAAAAGTGTTTGCGTTCTTTCCTGAAATTTTAATCTTGTTCCACCCCGGTGTAAGTTTCGGAAATTCTGTGCAGATGATGCAGTTATTTGCTAATGTTTTACCGTCATCAAAAGAGGCGGTCTGTTCTTCTGAATTGAGTTCTATGTAATCCTTATCCGAGGATGTCTTTACCGTCAGAGTTTGACCGTCATTAACGGTCAGTATCAGCGGCGTTATTTTTGCCCCTGAATTAATGATTTTAATAAAAGGCTCGGCGATGTAATTTTCTGGGTTGTAAATTTCAATTTCTGCGTTTTGTGTCGAGGTCAATTTTGGTCGGAATATCTCTTGCCCTAAATCACTGTACCAAAACGGTATTCGGCTAAAATTTATTGTTGTTGACAAACAAAGAGGTGCAACCTCTTCTATTGGCTCAACCCCCGTACAAATCGCTTTCGTAAAATAGCCGGGGTTGTATGAATCCCTAAAGATTTTATACTCGCCGTCCCAAACAGTAAGCCACTCTGCAAACGCTCTTACAAGCTCAGCGTTACTTTCGTTGGGCACAATGTATGGATAACTGTTGACCTCGAACGGCATTTCGACATTGTCAAAAACACCGTTATCGGAAATCACTCCGCCGTTTTTTCCATAAACAGAGATAAAATCAAAATTGCGTTTCGCTATCTGATATTTGGGAGTGTTCGCTATAAAAAAGCCTAATGTTCGCAAATCAATGCCATTGTAAACAAAACTGTGCCTCATTTTCAGCCTCCCAACCTTGACGCTTCGCCGTCAAGGGTTTCAACAATTGCCGCTGAAACACGACGGTTAAAATCATCAACATCCATGTCATTATTAATTACCACATCCCCAGCAAACTTAATTTCAATCGTAGGTGAATTTGTGACAGTTTTTGACATTTGACCGTTTACCGTCGCATTTTGGCTTTGTGCGCGAATGCTTGCAAATTTGCCGTTAATCGCTCCAATCGGATCCCCCTCAACCGCTGACAGGGCTCTCGAAGTTAAAGACCTTACTGTTTTTTGCGTTTCGGCAATCTCATCCTCAATGCCAAGACGATAACCCTCACCGAAGTAAGCTCCAAGTTTTCTTGTCTTTTTTGATGGCGAATGTGAATCCTGTGCATTTGCAAGAGTAATAAGACCTGTCTCTGCGAGTTGTCTTGCCTGCCTATTCATTTCCGCGTGAAGACTTCCTGTAGGTCCGCCCTCACTCAAGCCTTTAATATAACCCTGAGTAAAATCCTTACCTTTTTGATAACCTTTGTTATAACTTTCCGAAAGACTGTTTTCTGCTTTGCCAAGAACCTTTTTGCCTGATTTATCAACTTTGTCAAGGGCATCTTCGTTTTTCATACCATCACTTACGCCCTCTGTGCCGTTTTTACCGGCAGTTTCGCCGTTGCCTTCAAGTTTGTTGAGTTCAACAGTTGCCTTATCGACAAGCTCGTGTGCGTTATCAACCATTTTTTGAGTAACGCCCGGTTGATTTTCGTCCATTGCAGTTTTTAGCAGCTCGTAGTTTGCGGTAAAGTTTGCAAGCTGATTTTCAAGGCTCTCTCTTGAACCTGTTTCAGCATCAATAAAACCGTTTTTGATTTTCTGCTGTTGTGCGTTGATTTCGTCCGCTTTACCCGTGGCGATTGCGGCAACCGTGCCGTACATATCGGTGTACTTAGCAAGTTCGATTTCTGCTCTTTCCTGCAATTCTTCGGCTTCTTCAACTTGGTCTTTTGTGACACCTTCAACACCGTCTTTGTATGCCGTCCGTAGATTCTCGGCATTTGTCTTAAAATCATTGACCTGCTGTTCGAGAGCATCTTTAGTGCCTGTTGTGTATGTAACAATGTTGTTAGACAAGTCCGACATTGCGGCTTTAATTTCTTTTGTGTTACCTTTAGCGTTTGCCGCTGTGAGATTCTCATAATTTTGGATTGTGGTGTTATAATCAACTACTTTTTTCTGATATTCCTTATACTTGCCATCTGCTTTGTCAAATTCTATTTGTTTAGCCTTTAAATTGTTTTTGGCTTCATTTTGCGCCTCGCTGTAAGCTCTTCCGACGGATTTTGATAAATCTTCAAAATGTTTATACATATTTTCGCCGTTTTGAAAATCTTTGAGTATTTCTTGGTAATACTGCTGAGATATTTTGCCGTTTTCAAATCCCCAGCCTGCATACTTCAAAGCCGTTTGACCTGACGAAAGTCCAGTGACACTCATTTGTGTAACTTTTGCCTTAGCTAAATCTACATCTTTTTGTGCGCTTTTTTTTGCTACATAACCATTTGTAACATCATTTTTTGCGCTTTTTAAGCCTGATACAGCAGTTTGATAGGGCTCTTCAAGCGCAGACAACATAGCAAGGGCTTTCTTTGATTCAAGGGCATCATCCATTGAGCCTTTAAGGTCTTTATAAGACTGAATAACATTGCCGTTCCAAGTGATTTCATTGCCTGTAACTCGGCTCAATTCATTGGTAATAAATTTTGCTCTGTCCTCGTAGCCTTTTTTGACTTTTCCGTTTTGGTCTACAATACCTTGCAATTCACCCCACAAATCGTCATAATATTGAAATTCATTTTCAACCTCTGACGCCGCATCTTTCTTACTCTGCACATATTCATCGTTGGCATCTTTAAGCTCTTTGATTTCTTCTTTTGCTTTTTCCTGAGCTTCGTTAAGTTCTTCTTGGGATTGTTTTGCACTGTCGTTAGCCTCTGAAAATGCCCAAATTTCGCCTATAGCACCAACAACTAAACCTGCAACTAATCCCCACAAATTTGCTTTTTGAGCAGTGTTAAGTCCCTCTTGTGAGATTTTAGCGGCATCTGTTGCCGCTTTCAAAGACTTGTAAGCTCCCCACAGATTTTTGATTTCTGTAACTATTTTAGTGGCCTTTTTACCCGACCAAATAGCAGTAGTTAAAACACCAATCTGTTTTAGCGTCGGAATAATATCATCTGTATGCTTGCTCGCAAATTTACAAAGTTTTTTTACCTCAGGGAATAATGATTTGCCGATAGGATTAATGACATCGGTTTGTACCGTTCTGCCAAGGCTTGCCCAATCGGCTTCGACATCATCATATTTGATGTCTTTAATCTTTTTCATGGTATTTTTGGTTTTGTCGGCAGAGCCATTAACTTTCATTAAGGCTTTTACACCGTCAATTCCCAAATCCTCCCACATCGTACCGAAGAGGTCAACACCTGCCTGATTTTGCTTGACCTTATCGTCCATCTCCCAAAGAGCCTTTAGGACTTCTGATGTTGCCGCCTTAGCGCTGTCTCCGCCTTTTGCAAATCTTGCCTGCAAATCCTCAATACTACCTTTTGCGCCTTTGCCTGCTGATTCGAGATTCGCAAGATTTTTTTTAGCAGTTTTTAGCGCCTCTGAATATTGTTCAATTTTATCGGTATTCTTTTGCTTTGTTAATTCGCTCGTTGAATTGTTAAAGCTTTTTTGCTCCTCTTTTGCATAGTAAAGATTTTTTTCGAGCTTTGCGACTTCGTCTTTGGCTTTTTGAATGTCTTCAGCTGAGGCTTTTGCGCCGTAGCCAAGAAGAGTAAATCCCTCCTGCGTACTCGAGTTTGTATCTTTAGAACGGATTCCAAACTCTTTCATGGCATCGCCAAGCTTGTCAATACTGAAAGTACCTGCTTTAGAGCCATTTTCAAGCGAATTAAAAAACTCGTTTGCATCATAGCCGAGTTGCTTATAATGTACGGAATATTCGTTGATTGTATCGAGCAAATCGCCGTTTTTATTCAGACCTTTTTGACTGCCCTGAGCAATAAGATTAAACGCTTCATCGCCTGTTACACCAAACTGTTCCATAAGCATGTTAGCCGCTCTTAGCGTTTCGACGAAGTCATAATCATAAGCGTCTCTTAAAGTAAAGAGATTTTCAGTCATATCCTTGAGCTTGCTTGGATTTGTTTCGTTCGTTGTCTGCTTAATTAAAGCAAGGACATTTGCAACTTCTTCCTGAGATTCGCCAAAATTTCCCTTGTAAACATCTTCAAGGACATCTTTGTACTTTGTCATCTCCTCGGCGGTCAAGCCTGCTTGCGCCTGCAAAGAATTAAGAGCCTTTTGTTCGCCGTTTGCGCTTACAATTGCGCCTGTAACAGTTCCGCCAATTGCCGTTGCTGTAGCAGTAGCTTCTTTTAATGCACCACCAACAGCAGATTTAAGGTTGTCGGCTGAGGATTTAACCTCATCCATTTCTTTCTTGACCTTGGATAAATCAGTTTTATTCGACTTATTTTCAAGGTTTTCAACCCCATTGGCGACTTTATCAAATTCGTCTCTTGTCTTGTCGAGTTGTTCGTTAAAGGAGTTGAGTTTGCTTTTGGTTTTTTCAACCTCACGCTGATAAGCTCTGTACTGTTCGGTTGAGATTTCGCCGTTTTTGGCCTGTTCTTCGACCTGATCCTGCACATCAAGTAACTTTTTAAGAGCAGACTGACTTTTATCAATCTGCTCTCTCAATACTTCTTGTTTTTGAGCGAGCAGAACGGTGTTTTCAGGGTCGAAATTCAGCTGTCTGTTAATAGCGGACAGTTCTTTCTGCAAGCTCGAGGATGAGGACTGCACAGCTTTTAAAGATTTCTGCAAGTCCATTGTGTCGCCTGCAATCTTAACTGTAATGCCTTTAATCGTAGATGCCATATCTGTCCTCCAATTTTTTATATCGGTTCATAAACTCGCTATACTGCTCTTCCGAGATTTCTTTACTTTCAAATCTTTCTGTCACGAAAGGCAATACAGATTTCATTTTCTGATATTTTTCTTCATCCTCATGGATGTTTTTATTATTTCGCAATGAAAAATAGGTTTCGACATAATCGAGCACAAAACCTATTGTAAATCTTTGTAGGTCAGCGACAGTCAGACCACTCCTGACGGCATAAGATAAGACTTCTTTGGCCGTCAGGAAAGTTTTAAATCCGTTTAGGTTGCTGTCGCTGTCACTTTTGGGCTGTCGCTTTTAAGGTTGTCAACGATGAGTTTGATAATTGTGTCGGTCGCTGAAATAGCGTCCTTAATGCTCAAATTTTTTGACCAAGCCTTAAAGTTGGGAATTGTATCGTCTGCCGTTTTTACCGCTGCCCATAAAAGTTTTACAGCAGAGCCAAATTTAACATCATTGAGGTTCTTAACGAGAATACGGTCGGCATCACGCAGAAAGCTGTGACCTTTGAATGTGTCCTCGTAGATGAGCATTGTATATGCTGTAACCTCAACCTCAACGTTTGTATTGTTAATAACAACTGTGTCTTTCATGTTTTAACCTACCTTTGAAATTATTCCGTTGCGGAATTTGCCTTAACGGTCGGAACTACAACACTTTCGGGCAGAGTGTCCGCATATGATGTGTAGCGCACAAAGTCATTGTCAGGGCGTGGTTTTGCTGTGACTGTAAAGGTCGGGAACTGTGGATCGAAATTGCCTTCTGATGTCTTGTCGTTCCGGCTTGCCCTTGCAGCTACGCAGTCAAAATATGTGTCAATCTCGTAGAGCTTATCACCTTTGTATGTTTCCTTGGCAGCGAGGAGGGCAAATCTTGGCATTACCTTAATGCCGCCCTTTTCGATGATACCGCCTTCAGTTGCTTCATCATTGCCGAACCAATCTTTTTCGATGTCGTCGACTGCTGAAATAAGCTCAAGACTGATTGTGTAGCCGCCGTTCGCACTTGCTACGATGATAGGCAAACCGTCAGCATAGATCGTGTTTGAATCGCCAATAGGCTCTGCACCGATACTTCTGCCGCCTGCTCTATCAGACTTAAACCACACGGGCTTACCATATGTGATTTCGCCTGTGGTACTTTCTGTAAGTACGGCATAACCAACTTTTCTGATTGTTTTGTTCATAAAACAACAACTCCTTATGTTTTTAAATTCTTTTTATACCGCTCAAATCACCGCCGCCCATAGCTTCCGATGATTTAATGAGCTTTTTTATTCCGGCTTCAAATTCGCCGTGAATTTTCTCTGTAGCCGGAGCAATATGCACTTTCGGTTGTACCGTTCCGCCTTTTTGGCCCCTCTTTTTACGAGTTTTTTCGAGGAGGTGTGTAAGCCGGTACTCAGGTTTAGCGGCATAAACCGTTTTTTCATAAAACCTAAATGTTTCGTTTGTGATTTTAACTCTAAACGATTTGCGATATTTTTTTCTTCTGCCTACAGGTGCATTCTTTTTGATTTCGTTTTTAAGTTCTTCGGCTTTTTCATCAACCAACAAACGCACGCCCATTTGCACATCAGCCGAATAGGTTGACAGCTCTTTCGATAGGGTATCGCCAAGGCGGTCGATACCGACTTTTTGGTAATCACTCATCAAAAGTCACGCCCAAATTGTAATAGCTTACACAAAGTTTATTGGTTGTGTCCCATGCTCGATTTGGTTTTTTCCAGCCTAAGCCGTTTTCAGACATCCATTTTTCAAGCTTCGTTTCGCTTGTGTGGTCGTCTTTTGCCGTATAGAGTTCTATGATGATTTTTGCATTTTTCCAAAGCAATCCACCGTCTGCGTAAATTCCTGTTTCTTCATCTTTGAAATAGACGAGATATGGGGCAGGAGTTGATTTGTTGTAGTCAGCCTCTACACACTTAAAATCACACGATTTAATGAGTTCAACAAATTCGTCGTAATTCTTAAAAAACATCTGCACCACCCTCAAATAAACCTCTTTGCGATAAACTTAAAATTGAACAAGAGGGATTTTTGTTTTTATCGTGCTGTATCTGTTCGATTTTAAATCTTGTGCCGCTGATAACAACCGCCATGTCCGTTCGCAAGTTTTCGTCCTTGTGGATATGTATGACCCTTGACAGTTCAATGTCATTTTGTTTCGCTCCGTAAAAACGAGTTACACCAATTTTTTCGTTGCCAAAGCGATATTTTTTCAGGCTGTCGGCAATAATATCGTCGTTTTCGTCGGTTTCATAGATTTTTGCGACACCGTCATTAAAGGTTAAAAAATCTATGTTATTCTTCAAAATCATAGCTTTTCACCTCATATTCCTGCCTTAATTTCAGAATTTCGCTTTCAAAATTATGGTCGAACATTTCAACAGCGTTCGAGTAAGCATAACGGCAGTAATCAAACAGCAAACTTCTTGCCCTTGTTGGTCGCTCAAAATCCTCATCAGTAAGCAGAGGGTTATAATCACGGAGGTGCTGTTTTCCATTGGCTATGATTATCTCAATTTTTGACTTTGTACTTTCATCGGTTTCGATATGTTCGCGGTCAAAATCAAGCATATTAACTACATCGTTCATAATTCCCATTGTTCAACACCTCCGCAATAAATTAAGCTGTTGCTGCCTGATTGAGAGTTACCTTAATTTCAGCAGGATTGAGCGCCGAAATATCAAGCTTAAGAAAATCATTCGTGTGAAGCGAAAAGCCTGTAGCATAAGCCTTAACGAGATAAACTCTGTTGTCTTCGAGAAACTGGTACTGGTCAGAATAATCAAGCTTACCTTCCTTACCTGTTGAGAGGCAGGCTTTATATCTTGAAAGCTGGCCAATAACGGCAGTGCCTTCTGTAACCATTTCTGACGGATAAACATTCGTTGGGAAGGGGAAGAGGTTGTTCTTGTATGAACCGTCAGTTGCAAGGACCGTAGTCGCAGGAATAATCTTTGTGAGATAGTCCACAGGATTAACGATGAGGTCAACCGATGTGATGTTGTTTGTCTTGCCACCCTTGCCCTTCGCAAGCTTTGCAACAACATTCATATACGACTTAATGTCAAGGCTTGTGAGCTTTGTTGCTGTTTTTTCGGTATATGCACCTGCCTTTACAGCACCCTCGGGGTCTTTAAGCATACCAATCGGCTTGCCATTGCCGTCACCGTTGATAAAGCCATCTTCAAGAGCATAAGCAAGTGCATCGGCGAGGATTCTGCGGACATATGCGTCGATGTATATAGCGCCAAGGTCGAGTATATCCTTCGGAACGGGGATAAAGGCACTTACCTTTGATGTTGAGAAATCCTTTTCCTGGATTGTGCCGGCAAGCTCCTGTGTGATTTTTGAGCTTAAAGCGCCCCAGGCGGCGAGCTGTTTTGTGTCTGTGGCAAAAATCGCCTTAACAGAGCCGTATGTGTTTTCGATGCCGATTGCATCAAGCAGAGGATGATTGTTTGTAATGTCCTCAAGCACTGTGTCAAGAATTGTCTGCGGAATTGTAACATCAAGACCTGTGAGAGCCTGCTTAACATCAGCAGATTTTGCCGCTGTGACAAAATTGTTATAAAACTTCTGCTCTGCGCTTGTAAGCTGTCTGAATCCTCTCTTTGCAAGGATTGTGTTGTCGGCTGTTTCGCCGATTTCCTGAGCAACGGAAATAATGGACTGCTGAATACTATCAGCATAGGCGTTGAGAGCCTCGGTCATTTTTGCTTCATCTTTGGAATCAATGGCAGTTTTCAAGTTCTGCGCAAACTTTGCTTTTGCGTTTTTAATCGCATCAAGATTCTTCATTTTTTAAATCTCCTTTACAAATAATTTTTGTTTTTGAAGTATTCTTCAATAAAGCCAAAGCTGTCCTTTTCTTCGGAATTTTTCGGCTTGGGCTCAGGTGGTGTCTGCGGTTCAGGCTTTGCACCAAGCATTTTTGCAAGTTCTGCCGCTGCCTGTTTTGCTTTTGGATTCTTCTTTTGCTGTGCATCTTCAACAATCTCTTTTGATTCGGTTAAGTCAACCGGATCAAGGATTTCGTCACACAAGCCGATATTGAAGGCTTCCTCTGCCGTCAAAAATGTTTCAGCATCAAGAAGCGGCTCGAGGGTTTCTCTCGTGAGCTTATCGCCTGCATGCACAAGGTAAGAGTTTGTACTTGCTTCACTAATTTTGTCAAGCTGGGTTGCAAAATCTCTGTGCTCCTTCGCATTGCCGTAACAACCGCCAATCGCGTGATGAATCATCATTGTTGTGTTTGACGGCATTACAATCTTATCAGCCGCCATTGCGACAACAGAGGCAATTGAACATGCCATACCGTCAATGTATGCAGTGACCGGCACACTCTGTCGTTTGAGCAGGTTGTAAATAGTTACACCTTCATCGACGAATCCGCCCACGGAATTGATGTAGATTTCAATGCCTTCAATTTCACCTGCTTTTTCAATTGCTTTACGGATATATTCGGCGCTCGTAGTTGAGCCGTAATAATATCCCCAGCAATCCAAATAGCCCGGCTCGATTTCGCCGTAAAGATAAATTTGCAAAACATTCTGATTTTCTGCAATCTGTTTGATGTTGTAATTTCTACTTTTCATTTATTTATTCACCACCCTTCAAAGCATTTGCTATTGTTTGGTAATTCTTAGTAATGTAATATGTATGCGCCCAAGCCTCCGAGCAAGGGAGCATATTGCAATATTTTTGAGCCTGTGCAGGTGTCAGCACACCGCTGGCAATTGACTTATCAAGATTATTTGCCTGACTGATTGCGTCAATGTGTCTGACTGTCGTTGTGTCAATTAAGAGATAATTGCCTTTGTTAAATTCGGTGCTACCGAATCTCTTTTTGGTGATTTCCTGCTCAAACATATTTGCAATCGGATCAATTGCATTTCCAATAGCACAATCCATAGCGTCCGAGAGTTGAGAGGCTTCACCGCTTAAAATTGCCGGCGGAATATGCAAAGCGTTTCCAACCACCGTGTAAGCCTCAGTTCTCAATTTTTGGATATCGTTAATTTCGCTGTTTGTAGTCTTTCCTGCATCGGTTGAGGGTTCTGAATATTTCATACCCTTAAAAATCGGCATAACAGCGTTTTTGTTTGAGTAAAATGATTTAAACTGCTTTGACAGCACTTTGTTGTAGGTTTCGGTAAAATTTTCATCACCAAAGCTGTAATTTTCAAGCTCCAAAATGCCTTTGTGGCCGACCGCTTTGTTATATCTTTCTTGAGCCGATAACATTAACTGCTCGTAAGTATCACACATATCGGCTAATAAGCCGTTAAGAGCAAAGTTGTTGTATCTGAGGTAAATTACCTCGCTTTCTAAAAATGTGCGCTGATATGTAAAATTTCGGCAAGTAACACCGCTGAAAGAATCATCAATCAATGCGTGTTCTGTTCTTGAAAAACTGTCCGCAATTAAAAGCTGATTGTCGGCTGTTTCGATAATTAACAGTTCATTGTCAAAAATCAATTTTGCGACAGCCTGCGTAAAAAATTCAATTTTGGTTTGATGCTTATTCGGCGAATAGTTCCACAAATAATATTCATCTTTGCGACTTTCTCGGTTATTGTTTACTGTCACAAATTCGCACTTTGCCAAGCTTCGAGCAATAAAATCAATCGCCGTAAATAAAGCAAGTTCGGTCAGGTGAAAACTCTGTTCGGTTGAGTGATTTTCAGATGTTAATTCCGCTGCAACTGCATCTTTTTTGCCGAAAATGCTACGGAAATAATCAATAATTTTCATTTTCTCACCTGCCTTTTAAAAAACAATCGCATTAAAGTAATTCTTGATTTCATCAACCGTCATCGGCTGATTTTGCTTTAACATTTCAATCTGTGTGTATGCGGCAACAAATGCCATAAATCCGTCTGTCTTTCTTGATTTTGGTTCAATTTTGCCGTAGTTTATGTTTCCGTTTTTGTCCTCAATCGCTGATGTGTTATTTGTGTACCAGCGCATCAAAGCTGAATCGCCCCAAACAATGCGGTGATTTGCAAAATCAGAGGCAATCAGAGGAGCTACAAGCATTTTATCTGACGGTCTAATCAATTTGAGATTATTTCGCCCCTTACGATCACATTCAAAACCCAACTGCATTAACGGCTCTTTGAGCAAAGTATAACGGTAACTGTCCAATGCTCCACCGACGATGTTGTAACGCTTTTTCTGCTCTTTCAACCAGTCAGCGACAATTTCAGGCGGGATTTCCGCCCCGTCCACTCTTTTCAAGTCAGGTTGCTGAGCATACGGGAATTTAATCCTGCCCAAGTCCGCTGATTGCGAACAATACCACGAAAACGGCTTCCATACGATTTCACCGTCAATTAAGAACATTAAACCTATTCCCAAAAAGTCGGTCGTTTTCGTATAGTCAATACCAAAAACACACGGCTTACCTTCAAGGTCGGGGAGAGGCCTGTTTGTTGCTTTGATATTGTCCCACGAAGTTACAGGATTTGCTTCCGTTCCCTGTGGACGGTTCATTCTTTTCGTCATGAATGAAGAATTATTATTCGGATCAATTTTCCAATTTTCATATTCTTTCCGAAGTTCTCGGAGCAAATTTGGAAAGTACTGCAAACTTGGATTTGCTTCGTACCAATTTTGCTCGTCATGGACCTCTTTGTCATCGTTCAAACGACAAATGAAATAAAGCGTGCCGTTGTCAGGCGCATCGCCGTTTAAGACTTCAAGGCCTCTCGCAAACTCTTGGTCAAGCGGACCGTCTCTTACATATCCCATTGTTGTGGTTGTCGTAGTTCTTGGAAGTGGCTTTTTTCCTAAACCGGTGACAAACACGTCGATAAGCTTGTAGTTTTCGTATGCGTGTTTTTCGTCAAAATCGACCTTGCCCGGTCTACCACCGTCTTTCGTTTTGCTGTTCGATGTTCTGTATCTGATTGTTGAATTTGTTTTTATATTTACAATTTCGGTTTTATTCCACTTAAAATGCCGCTGCATTTTAGCTGAATTGTTTTCCAAAATTTCGTAAATGTCGTTAAAGCTTGTTTTTGCTTGTTCTTCCGAAGTCGCGCAAATGTCGATGTCGTAGTTTTTTACACCGTTTACCGGCGTTATAAGTGCAAAATCCTCAAAAGCTAAATAGCCGTTCTTACCTGAGCCCCTTCCGACAATAAGTGCAAGGTCGGGAAAGCGTAATACGCCAGGAGCTGAATATGTACAATTATGCAATGCAAAACAAAATTTTTCCCATGCGAAAAGTTCATAAGGAAAATATTTCTGCAAAGATAAATACTTTTCAAGCTGTTCTTCATCGACGTAAATTTCTTCGTTTTCAAAGACATTTTCAACAAATTTTATCAGTTGAATTTGCTCACGGCAGACACGATATTTACCGCTTTTAACAAGGTCGATGTAATCGTCTATGATTTTACAGTTCGTCATCCGAATCACTTTCGACTTTGTCAATTGACAGCCCCATTTGTGAGAGGATCGCTAAACGCTGTTTGTTGTACATTACGGCATTTTTTACAGAGGGGTTGTCCTTTATATACTCTTTGCCTGTGGCGCTGATAGCTTTGTATGTCAAGCCATTTTTGCGGATGTCCGCCTGCATTTTACGCTCAAGTTTAGTGCAGAAGATGTAACTGTCAATTAAATCTCTATAGACTTCAATGTTTGCCCCTTTCAAAGTCAGTTGCTCAATTAAGCTATCCTTGATTTCAGCAATTTTAATCTGCGCCATTTTGTTCTCTCCTCTCTGAAAATTTCTCGTGTGCGTGCGCGAAGGTGAACTGTCGTGCCTTTATACCGTTATCCGTAAGCTTCAGAATTTTTCGATTTTTTACCCGGGGGTATGTCTTTTTTTGACTACCAGCGTTCAGCAAACTCATCTTTTAATTTTTTTGATTCGTACTTGTGATGTTCTTTGTAATGGCAGTCTTTACAAAGACATTCAAGGTTGTTAATGTCGAGTGCAAGGTCAGGTCTTGCCTTGAGATATAACTTGTGATGCACGGCTTCACAAGGACTATATTTACCCACCTTGCGGCAGCGTTCACATTCATAATGTTCAAGTGCTTTTTTTCTGTCACGGACTTCTGCCCAATTCGCTGTCAAGTAAAACCTGTATGCTTTACCGCTGCGAATTTGTTTTATAATCCAATCTGTAGTTACTTTTCGTTTTATCATTGCAATTTAATTTTACATCAAAATCAATCGTTTCTACTGACATTTTTATTTGTGCAAGTTGTACAAATAGCCTGTGTTCAACCCTCGAAGGTTGGCGCAAAGTAATCTTGCCTCTTTCAGCCAGCGCCACACGGTTCGCTCGTCCGTGTAGTTTTCAAGAGCACATCTCATTACCCTCGAATTGATTTCACCTTTTTTTAATTCTTCTGTCGGTGCAGGAAAATAAACAGCACATACAGCCTGACAGATGTAGTCTTTTCCGCTGTTCGTCAAGGCATTTAATGTGTCTATCACGGCAAGCAAGTCAAGTCGCAGTGCTTGATGCATTGTTTTGTCAGAAATGATTTGTGCTTTGCTCGGACAGCCGAGAGCAGCATATGACCTGAATTGCGCAATCGTATAATCTTTCGTTGAATCTTTCAAATTCTTGCACCTCCGATTTTCTTGTGTTTATGGCTATTGGCCAAGTAAGTAAAATGAAAAGACGCACCCGTGAAGTCATTTATCCACATTTCGTCCTTGTAGAAATAATATCCGTCCGGGCAAGGCAGAGCCTCACCTCGTTCAAGCTTTCGATATTCTCTCTTCTTTCCTTCTGTCACTTTGATTTCAGGCTTTGTTAAATTTCTTGATGTTTTTAATCTTTTCTTGCCATTGACATCTTTGCGTATGTACTTTGCAAGGTCAGCATAATTTCCGTCTTGGTAGAGCATAGTGAAATTTATTCCGTTTTTCCATGGCCAGCACTCTGTCAGTATTTTTCTAACGCAATCTTCAATCACAATATGCAGGTGCCAATTTTTTCCGAGCTTTCCACATTCGCAGTATCCGATATATTTAAACTTGATTTGTTTCTTGTTCGTTCTGCGTTTTACTCGTTTGAAAAAATTTGACACAATTTTTTCAAACTCATCCTCGGTAAACTCACCAAACGGAGCAGAAAACCGTGCGAACCAATCACCCTCAGAAAAGTTGCAAAGAATTAATCTTTGGGTGTGTTGCTCACCTCTGATACGGTTAGCTTTGGTTTGCTTTTCATTCGTTCGGGATTGATTGATTTGCCTCGCAAGATTTTTCTTGTTTCTCTTTCTGAAAGATTTATAATATTTCACTTCGAGCAGAGGCCCCGACTTGATTTCAGCTTTGTATGTAAACATATTAAACTTCCTATTATATAGCTTAAAACTAAAACGGTCACTTAATTAATTCCTTGAGCAGGCTATTAAAGGAGTATCTCAACTCCTTTTTTGTGACTATTTATTATTCTGTTATCGTATTAAAAAGTCAGATGATATAAATATGCAGTAACCCAATCTGACCACTTGAGTTACTGCTCTGTGCAACTTTGCCGCTGCAATTGTGTGTTTAATTTTTGGTGCATTCTTTTGTAACAGCTTAATCAAAACGGAAGTCGTCGCTTTGATTACTTTTTTTATATAGGATTAACTTGATTTGAATTTCCTTTAAGATTTTGCAGCTGGCAAGAATATTGCCTTACCTTAAATGCCGAAATATTCTTTGTAGCTTTTGGTGATTCCTCGACAATCATCCGACTTAACCGGCACGTGACAAGCTACCTTTCTAATGTTATCGGCATCCAATTCTTTAAAGACTTCAGTTGCTCTTGTTTCTTCTGCCGATTTATAAAACTTAAAGAGCAAATCTACAAACGGTATGTTTCCAAACTCGTCCAAAAAGGCTGTATCATTTTCGGTCAACGTTTTTAAGCAATCTGCTTTATATGTTTCTGATTTTTCCGACAAAATAAAAAGTTTGTTGTAAATATCCTGCTTCGTGAGCAAATCAATAATTTGTAAAGCTATCGACAACACTTCCGGATCATGTTCAGCAATCGCCTTTGACAGTTCCGTTAGTTTACATGAGGTTTCTCTTGTGCGTTTAATCCACTCAATATGTTCTTTTTCGGCGAAAAATGTGTTGGTTCTAAATCTGCGATATTCCTGTAAGAGTTTGTACTTTGCCTTAACACAAGCCTTAGCGGACAGCAATCCTATTTTCGCACAGCTGTATATTGCAGACATTGACAGAACAAGCCATCTGTTGAATATATCAAGATTATTGATTTCATTAACATCAAGAGCGCCGTCAATAAACGCAACAACGAGCTTGTCAAGCTCTGATAATGTTTCTGCCGGCGCTGTCGGCTTGTCTTGTGTTTCCGCTGCAACTGTTTTTTTGGATTCAGCCATTGTTGCTTGCCTCACTTTCAAGCCATTTTCTAATAATTTCTTCATTTCCAAGACAAGGAGCATCACAATTTTCGCAATAACCGCAAACATTGTTATTTAATGTGTCAAGCATAATATCAAGCATAAAATGTGTCATTTGCTCTTTGCTCATTGATTTGATTTTTTCAAAGTTAGTCATTTTGTCTGTTCTCCTTTATCAAACAACATCTTTTATATTTTTTTCCGCTTCCACAAGGAC